AAACTGCATCATGTTGAGATTCTTTCGGGCTGCTATTCCATCAAACAACTGCACAGTCTGTTGATAGTTTAATCGAGCCAGTTCAGCACAGTTGGTTAGCACCAGTTGCTGCTTGACCATGGTGCAGAATTCTTTAGGAACCACACTAGATCCGTACTGCACCCAGGTTGAATGAATGAACCGGTTCCATGGAGGATCATTGCCGTAGCTGCGGTGGTTGGGATTGTAAAAACTCAATCGATCAGAATCCGTGTGTCCTACCAATATCAAACACGAGCCCGGATCTGGTTCATGATCCAACCACCATTGGAATGTCCAGATTGAACTCTGCATGCTACCTCCGGCTATACCAAAATTTTCTATAGGCACATCGTAATGTTGCCCTAACAGCCCTAGAAAACAATGACTGTTACGATACTGATCATTTTGATGCCAACAACAATGTGCATCAGCGTATGTTCTACTCAGTTCCGGATCTAACAGTTCATCACCATACATCCAGCTATCACCAAACCCTACGATTTTTTTAAATGTCATCTAACTAATATGCTTATGATGGCTCCACGACTGATACCGATTACCGCTACCCGATTGTTTTGTTGTGGATTGGCCACATACCCTGCACCACCGTTTATAACATTTATGGCGCTGACCTGATCACCAGTAATTTCTGCTTCGGCCACAGCACCTGCGCCCAGTCCAATGATATTGACCTTGGGCGGTGCAAGATATCCATATCCAGCTTGAGTCACAGTGATCCCGGTAATCACCCCATTGGCCCCTGTGGCTGTGGCCAGGGCCAACTGCACTTGTTCTGTGCCAGGCCATTGGTCACTGACCAATCTCAACAGCGGATGATATCCTGGCACATTGATATAGTCGGCACCACTTTTGTTGTAATAACTTTGTACCTCGGTGACATCTGCCCACACAGATTCATAATTCTGAGCACCTTGCACTCTTACATTTCCGGTGTAATGATCCATCTCCATCTGGAATGTGGTAAAGCTGGTGCCATTTGTAGGAACGTGACTGCTGAATCGTTGCGGATCATTATACACATTGCCATACGCACCCGGAGGATTCAATGCCCAATCAGGATAGTTAGAATTGAACACAGGATCAACATAGGACTCTGGGCCATAGATGGTAGGGATAGTAACCAACTGGCTGGGCACAAACGCCGGCTTGACCGAGTCAACAATATCCACATCACCACGCCCTTGGGCCTGGGCATCTACAAACACTGCTTCCACAAGATTGCCACTGGCACGTTCTATGCTGTAGCTGGAAGGTTCTGCCGGAAACTCTGTGGTCTCTGCTGCTGTTAATGTGACTTTGGCCCGTCCAAACTGAGCATTGATTATGACCATGTCTTTTTCAATCAGCTGTGCTGTGCCTGCTAGATTGATCAGTTTGAATCGCAAGGCTGACCCTGTGATGTTCACAGGTTTTTGATCTTGATTGATGAACTCAAACAAAATCACATTGTCAACACCTTTGTTGATGGTTAATTTTTTAGCATACACTGGATCCCACCTCCGGTCAAAAACATCACCATCCGTGGTATCCAATACCAACACACGTTGGATTTGTTGATAGATATAGATCTGGGTTGAATACATGTGGTGAGCTCCAATGATATTTAGCCCGAGACACAGGGGTATAAATATCCAAACTAATACAATATGGGCAGCGACTTATTCCAAAAACTTGCAGACAAGTATCCTTTCATAACCTTGTGTGTGTACTCCAACAACGAATACGTGGGCATTGTACAGAATCGCGATGACGTGATCACTACCATCTACGACTTTGGGATCATTCAAGACCCCGATCAGAAACGTCGCTACATTGATCTGGCCAACACCTGGTGGTGGGAAAGCAATAGATCAATCCCCATCAACATATTCCTGCGCGGTGAATGGGAAGAATTTCGACTGTGCTTACGTACTTTTGTGAACAAAGATCTGGAGATCCTGCACGGCCCTGTGTGCAGTCTAAATGATATCGCCCGTAGAAAAGGCAAACGTAAATCAATTACCCTGGTCAGGCGTATTGATTAGATTCATATGTAAGGCCACTAGTGCTGCATACCCAAGCGAATGCGCTTTCTTGAACACATAGCCTCTGCTGAGATCGCCATCCCACACTGATTCAAACACTTGATCCCAAGGCTGATTCTGCAAATGTGCTTTGCCCGGACGGATTACACTAATAAACGCAGCCATCCTGGGTATGGAATCTGGCTGCATTGTCCGCAATAACTCAGTATAGTTGCCTATATGCACCAACTGCTGAGCCCATTCTGAATCTGTCCACAGTCTACTCCAAGGCGGTTCTTGAGCCAACATTGTTTCATAGTGTGCAGGATCTCGCACCAAACTGTACACACTCATGTTCAACAAGTCTATCTTGAAGTAGCCACGGGCTTCGGCTGTTTCATAATCCAATGACGAACACCCTGTTATAGGATCACGCGGAATGTCTGTGACATAGATGCCGGAGTTGTGTCGGCGTCCGTTGCTTTGTCGTGCGGCAGTATGCTGTATCAGGGCCAGCACAGCATCCCTATTAGGCACATCAATGTCGATGTCTGCACTCATTGAAAATAGTCCCATCCTAAAGTTGCATTGATATATGCTTCTTCTAACATAGTTGGTGTTGAATCAAACTGTTGTTTTTTTTGAATTGATTCCACTATCAGATCACATTTTTGTTTTGAATTTTGATATAACTGTCGTGACAGGAACTCGTCATGAGTCTTACTGATTTCACTTTCACAATTATAAGGTATTCCTGCCCACTCAGCAACCTGTTTGATCTGATCTAAGAATCGATCTTTGTGATAAAAGCAATCAAATGGAAAAACGTACACATCATCCTCGGAACTGTATATGGCTTTGTTTTGCTGTTGGAGAAATCCTTGCTGCCCAGGGTTCTGGAATCCAATTTTAAAAAATTCTCGTAACACAGATCGAGGACAATCCGGCTTGTCTTCACTCAGTTCTAACAATACCAATCCATGCTGTTGACTACATTCTGTGCGTATGTGTTCAGGCAGCTGATCAAAATCATCCAAGCTGCTTATATCTGGCCAGCTGGGATCTTTTACTGCATTATAACTGTGACGAATCTGATCGGCGAAAAATCCATCTATCAGTTGTTCTAATACCCATCGATAGTCCTTGTTGTTGAGTTTGTTGAAGGTGTTGATTTCCAGTTGATCATTGTCGTGGCCATAGTCACCTGCTCGTAACAGACTGACTTGGGTCAACGCCAAGAGATCATTGGGGTTGATATGTATAGATACGATCTTGTTGAATAATTTAGGATATTCTCTGTGGGGAGTATAGGAATAATGCCAAGCTGTAAAAACTTGTGGCGATTGATAGGGTTTGTTGTGAGATGCTCCTACTGAGTTAAAAGGCAATGCGCCCGGTTCTACAACACCAGCGATCTTGTTGCACACAAACTCTAAATAGTTTCCGTGAGCGCCGCCTTGGAAATCAATGTGTATCATGTTTGGACCAGGGCTGCTACCATTCGCAGTTTTTCTTCGGCTAGACGAACTGCTGCAATCTGATCAGCCACAGCAGGATGCTGCTCAGCCAATGCTTTTATTTTTGTTTCTTCCATACGCTTTTGATCCGCCCAAGCAATGGCCTCCACGGCATCTTGTGTTAGACTCACACTGACATCGGTCATCTGCATAGGTTGCCACATGTGTCCATCCCACACTTCGATTCGTTGAGTTGTGGTATTAAACTGCATGTTACCCAGTCCTTGTGCTCCGCTGAAATTGTTCATGTAGTTGGAGGCACCGTTGTTTAAAGTGGTTAGATATCGTCCACTACCATACACATTCTTGATCATACTACTAACTCCAATATAGATTGTTCAATCTGACAAAATCCAGAATCAATGACCCGATCTAGATTTAAAAAATTCGATCTGTTTTTTAAACCAATAAGTTCCAAGGCCGTCTGATTTGCTGCCCAATCAAACTTGTCAAGATTATTGCATAGATCAACTATTTTATCAATGCGTTTGGTAGGATCTAATTCATTATCATAACTTTCGTCCCACAATCCACCGTATGTGTGGAATCCTAGTTCTCTGAGATGCTTTAAAAAATGTGGTGTTGCCACAACCACAAATGGCATTCCGGTGATCAGACATTTGATGGTTTTTTCTGACAGTAAAAACCCATACTGATAATCAATATCTGTTTCTACCACAAGATTGAAATCTGCCTGATTGTACAGTGTTATGGGCAGTGTTCGACCAATATTGTGCTGATATTGTTCTAATATTGCTGTATAAGGATCAAACTTACCGGGTACAAATTTGATCATATCAAATTGTTCCGATGGCTGGCCATGATCAATGCCAGTGTATTTGAAAATAAAATTTTTGTAACTTACTTTTTCCAATAATTGATCTTTGAGATAGGTCCGCAGCGGGCGGGGCAAACCAGTTGTAGAAATAAATCTCATGGCCTTGGGAGTATTGAATTTGTATTCCTTGTTGAAATGAAAACAAAATCTTCTCGGGCTATTGTACACTTCTAACATAAAAAATAACCAGTAAAAATGAGTCACCCAGGTGTAGGATATTTCTATATTCCTTAGATACTGGGCAATCTGATCGCAGTGAGGCTCGCTAGAAAATACAATATAATGTTTGTCTCTGTTGTAGAGGCCGAACCATGGCAAGATATTCTTGCCTTCTGTGAAACCATCAATGACCACTATTGGATCTGTAGATTGATTTATAGCGCGAGCATCTCTGTGGAAAAAACAAGGTATTCCGGTTACACTTTTTTGTATGTCAATCATGCCCGGATCCTGATTATAAAAATTATTATAATCTTTCCACCGTCGATATTGATGTAAAAATTCATCCATTCGATCGGTTGTTGATTTGAGTTCAAGTATTTTCATCACCACCCTGCTTGAGTTAAAATCTCTTTTGCGTATTCCTGATCCCCAGGATAATCCAGAAACTTCTTCTGCCAGACGTCTGAATCAATGTAAGGCCATATCATGGCCACTTGCTCTGCGTTGAGTTCCGTCAAGAACTTCTGCCCGGACTCTGAATTGTAGATCACCCAGGCACTGATCCTGCCTGTGGTCACAGCATGGCATGTGGCATTCACACTGCCATATCTCAAACAATCATGTGCTGGTGATCCAGTCTTGTCACTCCAGTCCAGCCCATGCTCTATGGCTCTGGCCAGCGCATCATTCACAGTTTCTTTCTGTACATGTGTCACGAGATACTCTGTATATAACCGATCACTACACCAATTGTCAATCTTTCGATTGCCTTTTAACAACCATTCAAGGAATCGTTCTGGATTGATTACTCTCACATCCACACAATACCTACCCCATTTCACAAACGCACGATAGTAAGGTGATGTCACAAAGTCATCCCAATCTTTAAGTTTGGCCGATCCTTGTGTGTATTCGTAGAACTTTAGATAGCCTTGTAGTCCTAACTGCACGCCACGCTCACTGGATTCTTGATAGCGTTTCTTTTGTTCGCAAACATGCACACTCAGCGTGGTTTCCTTGCTGAATGATCGCGAGCAATACTTGCATGTGAAGTTACTTGTCGTTGCCATGCGCCCGTCGTAGTTGTGCTAGTTCTTTTTTATCAGTCATTGTGGCCATCAAATCAATCTCGTCTTCCTTGAAGTGTGGATACAGTTCTCGTAACTGTTTCTTTATGGCTGCATCCCCTGTCTCTTTCTTTTTAAGTGGGATCCAGTTGTGCCGCATCACACCCATACCTGGACTTGCCGCTGTGGCCATGAGCCATTGCAGTTTGGGATGCCGATGCATGGTAAAGAAGTGCTTGTTGAGATAATGATTCACACTTTGCACATAGTATTCCTGTATCTCTCTGCTGCCATTTACATCACTACCCCAACGCACCATGAGGAAGGTGCTGAACTTCCGGCGTTCTTCCACCGTGAGTTCATCATAGAAGTCGCGGTTCTTTGCGTCCAATTGACGCATCTCATTTATGATATCTAGTTTATCCATTATTTGATCTTGGTCAGTTGATAGATCATTATAGCATGATCTAGTATGTCTTGTAAAGCGGGATTGGTGCGGGCTGCTCTGCGTATGTTGTGCCACAGTTGATCTTCCATTATCTGATTACGCTTGTTTTTCATTCCTGTTCGGATATCTGAATCACGACGCTCTTCGAATGTTTTGTAATCATGCCCAACTTCCGTTCTTGTGCTGGGGGCAGAACCCACTTCACGCTGATACACAGTATCGCCATCACGCTCGTAAATCAGAGTAGCAGCAGGCTTTAGTTGTCCCATTACCAGGCTCGATTGTAATCCACTATCTCGCAGTTTCTGCTGATGTCTTTGACAAAATACACACAGTCAGGTTGCTCTGCGTCATTGATGGGCACACATAGCATCTGTCCATTCTTTAATTTAGGAGCATACCATGCCACTTCTTGATACACATCCACGATCTCCAGACTAGGAAAACTGGGGCGGAAACTGCTGAGTGGATTGAATTGGAATACCTTAAACCCGCGATCATTCACACTGGTGAGCGGAAGCATTTCTAGATCTCCCACTTCAGGTTCACCAATCAAGATCTGCCAATCCACAGGCATCTTGATTTTGAAATCACCTATCTGTAATACCAATGCAGGTGCATTAAAACTTTCCAAAAAGATTAAAGGAATATAATGATAGTCCGGATTGGCTGGATCTGAATTATCTAGTATGGCAAATCTCATATCATCCACCTCTTCAGGCAAATGGTCGAGATCATAGGGTTTGTTGTCTAATGTAAGGATACGCATGAGTTTATTGTATATTATAGTTGTGAAGAATGCAACCTATTACCATGACAATTTTTCCTGAGTGTAAGGATAGTTGGCTTCATTGTAAAACACCTTGCGTTTGGTCAAATGTCGTTTGCTGAATTTGCATGTGCTGGTGATATCCCATATCTGCACATGATCTTTATCTTCGGCCTTTCTGATACCGCGCCCAATTGACTGTATCACTCGGGTGAAACTCTTGCCGGGTTCAATCATTACCAAATTAAAGATTCTTGGTATGTTGATACCCACTGCTGCCACACCGTATGTGGCCACGATGATCTTGTCTGTGCTGGTGGCGATCTCATCATATTCATCCTGGCGATCCTTTGCTTTGGTAGCGCCTGACACAAACACAGCACGATCGCCTAGTCTCGACACCAGTTCATGCCCTGCTGCCACACGATCCACCAGCACCAGAGTATTGCCTGTTTCATTCACTTGCAGAACCAACTGCGCGATAGCATCCAATCTACCCGGCTCTTCCAGTAGATATTTCAGTTCTTCTTGATAGGTCTTGTGCTCTCGGATGTCTACCAGTTGTACTACATTCACATGACATTGCGCTAGTACGCCGCGATCCTGTAGTTCACTAGCAGCAAGTCGAGATATCACTGGTCCCAGGCTCACCAACAGACTTTGACTTTCAAACAGTTCTTTTGGAATAGTTCCTGTCAATCCCCAGCGAATTGGCACTTGCGCCATCACGCCTGTTAATAGAGTTTTAAGTGCATCTGCCTTGGCCATATGCACCTCGTCCACTATCACACACACCACATCTTCTAAGAATTCTTGTATGGTACAATCACCCACGCCATTCTTTGTGTTCTTTAACAAGTTATTCAGACTCTGCCAAGTGCATATGGTGTGATGGCGGCCGTATTCTTTTCTGTCACCAAAGTAAACACCCACATCCAATTCCATGTTGATGTAGTCTTTTTCCGTCTGGGTCACAAGACTTTTGTTGGCACGATAACAATACTGCGCCCATACACACTCACAGCATCGCTCAGTGCTGCTGTCATAATGGTCTTGCCCGCACCTGTGGCCACTTCCTGCAAGCATTGTGGATTGGCCAGAAAGTTGTTCACAATCTCCACTTGATAGTCACGCAACAAGATGGGTTCACCCTCGGCAGGATGCCCCTTGGGCCATTTGCGATCCTGATACGTGGTTTCCGTCACTTGTGTGAAATCAAATTGAGTAGTGTATGTGCGCTGATCATCCAGCTCAATGTCGTAGTTTTGTTTTTCTAGTATGGGGATGATGTCGGGCAAGAGATTCACATAAGTGCTGCCACCCAGTTGGAAATAAGCTACCTTGCCATCCCACCGTCCCAGTCGGACCGCAGGAAGATAGCGAGCATAAGGTACATCGTATTTGAATTTCTTCACTAGATCTCTGCGAGTGTCAAGATCCAGGCCTTCGATCTTTATGTTCACCTCGTCGCGGATGGTTATGGTTGCTCTTTTCATATCATGAATTTATGATTTTGTAAATCCAGCCAGTTCTGATAAAGATTTTTGTGCTTGGAATTGATACCCAGTTTGGTTAACGACTGGATTGCCTGGCCATTGCGTATGTCTTCTAACTTTATGACATCATCAGTCAGATTTACGACCATGTTGGAGTAATCAATCAACATCTGTGCATAATCTTCAATGGTAGCAGCACCGCATACAGTCTGCATTTCTTGCCATACATGGGGCCTATGTAATCCACGAAATCGTCGAGCTGCCCACATGGCTATTTCAAAATCCTGCACCGTGATTGCGATGAATCTATGAGATCTCCGCACATGATAATCAAGATCATGACTGGGTATGCTCAGATACTGAGTTGATATCTCCGTGATGTATTGATCCTTTTCTTCATCGTTGGCAAATGTGTGCGGTTTTTTAAGACGTCG